GCAAGTAAATTATGAGATTTCCCTGACCTATTATATCGGGGAGTCCAGTAAATCAAGGATTACGGAGATATGTCAGAATGCAGAGCAGGCGGTGGGAGCATATACCGAATGGCAGGATTCCAGGGTGGGCAGGGATATTAACCCTGACGAGCTGCTTGTCATGCTGAAACAGGCAGGAGCAAAAAGGGTTGTTATCACATCTCCAGTTTTTTGTCAAGTGCCGGACGGAGCGGTGGCGCATTTTGACGGAACTCAAAAAGTAACATACGGAGGTGTGGAGAGTGACTGATCTTAAAGATGTTCTGCTGACCGATATTTTGCCGGAAATTTTTGTGGATTTGGCAAAATTTAAAGCATATTCAGTGGCGGAACGAAAGGTGCGAAGGATCATTTATGAATATGCAGAGCGCACCATGATTTTTAGAAATCTTGAAAACTTGCCAGGAACTAGTTTAGATCTTTTAGCGGAGGAAATGAATACTCCCTATTATGAATCTTCTCTTCCGACTGAAATAAAAGCAAAGCTAATTCGCAACACGTTACCCTGGAAAATGAAGGCGGGGACACTCTGGGCTGTGCAGGGAATGGTGGAGACGATCTTTAAAACTGGCACGGTCACCCCATGGCACGATTATGGAGGGAGGCCATATTTTTTTAAGATCTCTACAGATGCGGAGGTGTCGCCGGAACGACTGGAAGAGATCCGGAAGATGATACATAAAATAAAGAATACAGAGACCACTCTGGAAAGCATTGTGTTTTTAGTGGATTTGGAACAGAATGTCAAGATCAAGAGTGGAGTAACCGTAGATGAATCCGTGTGTATTTTTTGCGAGGAGGTAGAAAATGTCGAAGTATAAAAATGTAGCCCTGACAGAAGAGGGAAGAGACCTACTACTCAGAACGCAGCTGGGAGAGTGTGACCTGGAACTTACAAGGGTGGCTGCTGGAGATGGTATATATGAAAACGAGGAAGGAGTATCTCAAAGGCTGTCCATGCAAAATGAAAAGCAGTCTTTTCCAATCAGTTCATTTACCAAGAAAGAGGACAAACTCCAGATCCGTTTTATCGCTTCTAATTTCGGATCAGAGGGCGGAGCTGATCTCCAAGAAGGGTACCATATGAGAGAGATCGGAATATTTGCCAAAGAAAAAGATGGTGAAAATGAGATCCTCTACGGGATAGCACTGGCGGAAGAACCGGTGTATATGCCACCCTATAACGAGGCGTCGCCCATCACGGCGACCTTTAGCATTTATATCTATATTGGTGGGTGCGAAAATGTCAGCCTGCGCGCTGATCCTACAGCCTTTGTATCTGTACAGGAGTTAGAGAGAATTGAAAATGAAATCAACAACAAAGCAGACAAAACCTATGTTCCGTCCAAAACAGGAGAAGGCGCCAGTGGAACATGGGGGATAGATATAACGGGAAATGCGGGAACTTCTACGAAATTAGCAGCTTCCAGATCAATTTTTGGGAAAACATTCAACGGATCTGCTG